GAAAGGTCTCTTGGTGCCATGATACGAATACCAACAAAGTTTACATCAGGAAAACTATCACGAAGATCTTTAAGTAGAATTGGTGTGAATGAATGCCATGAATCACCTGTCTTATATGTTTTACCTGTCTTACGATTACGTAGATAACAACTGGTATCTAATGAACGTGACCCCATGTATGGTGTATCTTCCCAGTTCCTTTGAACTTCTTGATGGTAGTTTAAAGAATATGCTTCACCATCTGTAAGTATCACACAATTGACTTTCTCAACACCATTCTCTTTACGGAACTGTGGAATGATTTTGTGTAGTGCTACGATTGACTCATTAAGTGGTGTGCCTGATAAACTCATACCGAAAGGAACGACTCTACCTCCATTAAAATTATTAAATGCTGTGGCAATACAGAATATGTTTTTTAATTGCTTTTCTAAGTTTTTACCACGAACTTTACTGGTAAATAAATTCATCAAACTAAAACCTGGTCTGACTGTGAACAATCCATTCTTTGGTTCATAAGATTCTTTCGGAATACCATTTTCATCTTGATTCGGAAAGTTTTCAGTGAAAGCATAAACCTCAAAAGGTATTTGAACTTTGTTGCAGAACCAGATTAGATTGTAAAGTTGTTTGATGGTATCTAACATCTCACGAGACATTGAACCAGACCAATCTAGAACAAATATTAATCCGTGATTCTTACCATCTGGAACGATAGAAACTTTCTTGAATAGATCTTCATTGTATTTGTAAGTATGCAATTTACTTGTATCAAGAATACCAGTACGACTTGTAGTGGCACGAGCATAGGCACCTGCAGACTTCTTCATCTCAAATTCTTTAACAAGATAGTTGACTTCTTTCTGTGCTTCTTTTTTAAACTTAAGAAACTCAACATCTGCTTCTGCCATAACCTTGACAGATTCTTGCAAACTATACAATGCCCAATCTCTCTCACTACCTATAGGCATCTTACTTTTCTCCTCAAAATCATTACGAGTGGATTCGAAGTGAGCATTACATATTGCATGAATAACATCATTGTCAATAATAATTTGATCTGTATCAACATCAGGTATTTCTAGATAACGATTCTCTATACCTTCCATAACTGCAAGACTTTTTAATGCTCTCTCAAGACTCTCAGCAGTCTCGACAATTTCAGATTCACCAGTTCCCATTTGAACACCACCACTACTACGTCCTTCTGGTATAACTTGATGACTCTCAACATCAGAACCATCTTCATCAGGTTCAGTTGGATTACCATCTTCATCATACATATCATCTCTTACATCTTCGAGTTCTGCTCCTGATCCACCACCACTTTGACCATCACCACCTTCCAGATCTAATTCTGCTTGTTGTTCTGTTTTCTCTTCTTCTTTTCTTTTCTCAATTTCATCTAGACAATATTCATAAATTAACTTAGATACTTCTAATACATCTTTGAATGTTTCACAAGATCCAACACGATCTACAAGTGTTTGCTCATAGTCTGTGAATGAGATTCTGTAGTGTGATCCAATCTTAAAGAATAGGTTGATACGATCAGCAAGAGTTAACTTAGAAATATCTTTTTTCTTTACATCAAAGAAATCTTGATTATGTAACTCTGTATATCCCTTGTAGAAAGTCTTTGTAATACCATCATAACGACGCTTCATTAACTTCTCAATACGAGCATCTTCTACAACATTAACAACACTTGGATTGATCTTATATTCTTTATACCACTCTTCATTCGGAGTATAGAGTGCATGTCCTACCTCATGACTTACTAACATATCAACAACTTGCTCTGTTGTATTTTCCCACATGGGTAAAGTCAATACTCGACTTACAATATTGAATGATGCAGTCTCAACTTTCTTGTGCTCTACAACAAGGTCTTCTGTGGCAAGAAGTTTTGCTAGTTGTGATTTTATTTCGTATTGAATAGTCATCGGGATTTGTATCTGATATATTCATTATAACAACGAAACCGTCCCAAGGGACGGTTGAATGGACAGTTTGTTAACTGGTTAAAGCCCAGTCAAGTGCTTTTTTTGCAGTTGAGAGCATCTTTACTTTGTTATAATTTCTTGCATATGGAACAGTTATGTGATATCCAAGTAAATCTCCTTCTGGATCATCAGGAATACCAACTGGTTGAATGAAAAATATACCTGCATGTGCAACACACTTCCATCCAATATCTACGAACCCAAGATCTCTCAATGCACATTCCAATTTAAGAGAATGACATCCATCTTGTAAGTTCATAAAAATAGTATGAGTTAAACTTATTTATAGTTGTAAGATGAATCACCATCAGAACAAAATCCAATTGGCATAAAATTCATAGCAAGTGAGTTTCGATTTTTATTGTTAATATTTTGTTCAATGTAATGTCTGATATCACCAGGAATCAATATCATATGCCCCTTATCCGCTTTGAGTCCAACATCACCTGATGACACTAATCCAAAATCTTTAGTTTTAAATGGAACATGAATTTGAGGTTGTTGCTTTGAAACAACTAAGTTAGAATTACCATCTTCAAAATAAAATATTCCACTATAAAAAGAATTTGTATGATAATGATTTCTACCCATATCACCAGGTGTAATACGAGTAAACCAACTTGTAGACATTCTCAATGGTACAGTATATTCTATTTCAGATAATGTTTCATTAACTACATTTTCAATTTTTTTTACCAATTTTATATTATTCTCTAAAGTAAAGACAGTATCATTTATATTTTGCCAATCATCTTTCCATGTTGCTTTATCAAATTCTTTCAGAACATCATCAATTAAATCTGAACATTCTACATCATATATTAAAGTTGGAAATAATTGTACTCTAGTTGCCTTTGTCATAAAACCATCCCACTAAATCCTTTTATTTTATCAAATTTAATTACATTGTCAAACTTATCATGTAAATCTGATTTATGAGATATCACAAATATATTAGCATTCTTAATGACATATCTAATAATTTTGAGAAACTCTTCTGTTCCAAATCCATCAAGAGATGAATCAAATACCTCATCCATAATTAAAAGGTTTGTGTTGACTGAATTTTTAATTCTAGCAACTTCTCTCCATGTAAAGAGTAGTGCCAAATCAATTCTCATCTTTTCACCTTCACTGAATGAAGCATAAGAAAAATCTTCATGAATCGGTGATTGAACCGTTTCATTAAATTCTTCATCTAAAGTAAAATTGATATAAAAATCCATCAACTGAAGATATCGATTTACCTGTTGATTGATCAGTGGTAAGTATTTCTTAATTATTTTTGTCTTGACTCCATCATCCTTTAGAAGAGAATAAGCAAAATCATAGTGATTTATTTCATCCTTTCTGTCTGCTAACTCTTCAATTGTTGTTTGGAGACTTTGATTAAACTCTTTTAGTTTTTCATGCTCAGTATTTCTGTTTTTAAGTTGTTCGGTAATAGTTTGAACTTCTGATTCCAAATCTCTGATCTGTCGTTGGAAACCAGAAATTTTAGTGTTGTTTTTAGAAATGCCATTGTTGAGTTTAACAATCTCCTTTGATAATTTTTGAAACTGACGCTCTCGGTTTTGCTCTTTTTTGATGGTCTCTTCAAGGTCATTATAACCTCTCTTGAGTTCCTTAGCCTTAGTTTGAACGTCAGTAATTTTATTTAACCGAAACTCTTCCTCTATAGGTTGAGTACATGTAGGGCATGATACATTATCACTAAAGAACTTATGTTCCTTTGTAAGGGTTGATACTTTATTAGATAATTTACCCTTTAGATTGTTAAGTTTTAGTAACTTTTCTCCTGCACCTGTTAGTTTTTCTTGTTCTTGTGTGAAATCTAAAACATCATTTTCCAATGCTTCATTTACCATTGTAATATTATAAATTTCATCACTCAAACCATCTCTTTTCTTTTCGTTCTCATTGATATTATATTTTTCCTGTTCTTCTAGTTCTTTGATAAAGTTCTTTTGCATTGTCATTTTATCTTTAACATTATCTTTTTTATAATCTAATGATTTAATTTTTTCTTTTTGTAATCGAATTTTATCTTTGATTAAATTATTCATAGCAGAAAAAATACGAATATCCAATAAGTCTTCAATAACTTCTCTACGATTATTACCTGTCAGTTGCATAAAAGGAACAAATGTACTACTTCCTAGTATAACAATTTGTGTAAATGACTTATAATTAACTTTTAATATTGTTTCTTCCAAGATTTTTTGACTTGTACGATCATCTGCTTGTTTGTGAAGTGGATCACCATTAACTTCAATGTCAAAAATATTAGGTTTGATCCCTCTTCTAATCAAATAATTACGATTATTAACAGACAAATTTATCTCAACTAAACAATCTCTTTCATTAACAGTGTTTATCAACTGTGATTTATTAATTTTACGAAATGGTTTATTAAAAAGACCAAATGTTAATGCATCTAACATAGTTGATTTTCCAGAACCATTTGTACCAATTATTAAATTGGTATTATATTCTAAAAAATTTATCTCAGACCAATTATTACCAGTGCTCAGAAAATTTTTCCATTTAATTTTTTCAAACGTAATCATTTTTTAGGTGGAATCACAATATCATTGGGAGTTATTATAGTATACTTGTAATCGTAGAATTTGCAAGTGCGAAGAGCCAGATCATCATCTATTTCAATTAAGTCCATCTCACCACTATCTTGATCCTCTAACATCATAGCATATCTTTCGGCATCGTCTTCTTCCTCAAACATAAACAACACCTTATTGCCATGCTCATCATAGACGGAATAAGCACCTTCATCTTTTTTTTCTCTTAGTGTAATGATCCACATCATCCTACCTCGCATGCCTGTCGATAAATGTCTTGAAATATATCTTTAATAAGATTTTTATCAAAATCAATTTCAGATTCATCAATATATCGATTTAATATTGATAATGTATTCTCATCTTCATCAATATCAAAGGTTTGACTCTCTGCTAATGTAAAGTTTTCAATGATCTTTAGATCTTGAACACCAGAACTATAAAGTTTATCAATAAACTTCTCAAAATCTTTTGAATTGGATTTGTTACGAACAATAACTTTTACAATTTTATTCAAATATTGAGTTGTATTGAATAATTTATAGTTTGTATCATCATAATATATGTTATAAAATAATTTATAAGGATTATTAATTGGAGTATGTTCTAGAGTATCAGTATCAAATATAGTAAATCCTCTAGGATCATTAACATCATTCCAGTACATTTCATATGGATTACCAAGATAATATATTTTTCCATTGTTTGAACGAGTATGAAAATGTCCAGAATAAACTTTTTCAAATTTATTAAACATTCGAATATCTGTTCCATTCTCCATTACATGTCCACGAGTTGCCTGAAATCCATTCAACTCAAGATGACCCATAGCAACTTTTGCGTCTGTAGTATCAATTAAATTCTTACTCTCTTCATAATTTTCAGAATTAATCCAAGGAAGTAAGAGTATCTTTGAGTTATCAACTTCAATTTCAGTAGCCTTCGAATATAATTTAATATTGGAATAGTCTTGTAATAATAATTCAGGTGAATTTACAAAATTAGTATTTTTATAATAACAATCATGATTACCTACAATTGCATATACATTATACTTTTTGAGAGGATCAAATACAACTCTCTTTGACCATTCCAAACTTTGTAAATCTATTGACTTACGACTATCAAATATATCACCCATATGAATCACAGTGTCTATCTTATGCTCTTCTAAAGAAGGAAAGAAGACATCACGATAAAACATCTCAAAGTAATCATGAAGATGCTTAGAACCCTTTCTAGCCCCATAGTGGGTATCGGTTATAATAGCAATCTTCATCTATTATTATTACGATATTGTATATTATCTTTAATTGTATTATATTCAGAATTACTTCCTGACATTGAATTATCATCGACTGCCATGACTTCATCAAATCCACTTCTTTCAATAATCTTTGTTTTAATATCTAATTGTTTCTTTTCTTTTTGAATCCTTCTGAGAAATGCATAATGTATAACCTGAGTAAAGTAAGCAAATGGATTCCTTGACTTCTCAGGATCAAAGTTATGAATGTACTGAACACAGTTCTCAATACCGTCAGATATCATATCCTCACGAAACATATAATTGACAAAGTTTGGTTTATATGACAAATGAGTAGCAATTTTAAGAAAACATTCTCCAAGATAGTTTGTGATTGGTGGCTTACCTTCCCACGGTCCTGACTTTGGAGGTTCTTTATCAGGATATTTTTTAACAAATGCTGCTCTAGCTATAGCAACCTTTGACCTATAGACGATCATTGCCTCTAGTAACTGCTTATTGTTCACATAGTGTTCAGATTTCTTTTTTGGCATATCGTATTCCTGTCATTTATATATTATAACATATTTTCAAAAGATGACAAGCTTGACAAAATATTCAAATGTATGTACAATACCCTTGTGAGGGTTGAAAGAGATATTAGTTTTCTTTAATATTAAATAAATGCTCTAAGTTCTTACGAGCGTCTTCAACTGAAGATATGTATCCCATTTTTGAATCTGGTTTGATTAATCCCTTCGTTTCTTTTAACTCTTCTTCCTCACCAGAAATATAATGATTGTATATATCAATTAACTTTTGATCTTTACTTTCAGACATTGTTATAATTTTATCAAGTCTTATCATATAAAGATCTTCTTCAACTAATTGAATCCATGGTTTAACTTTAATGAATCCACCATTTGATGATGCTGAATATTGAATAACTAATGGATTTTGAAGAATTATCACTGGATTTTCTTCATTGTCATCCACGGATATCAGAGAAAAAATTTCTTCTCCTGAGACTAGTTTTAAAACTGCGTAGTATTCTTCGCCCATTATTTTTTAAGTGGTATGTTTACTATATCATAATTAAAATTTTCTTCATTATAAATTTTAATTCTTTCAATTAGATGATTTAGAGTATAATTCTTTTTTGTTTTATACCTAATATCATCAGCTATGTCATATAAAGTCGCTTTTGTTTTTTGATTTCCCTTTCTCAGTATTCTTCCGATGGATTGAAGATTACGTATTCTTGATTTAGACGGGGATGCAAAAATTATATTGTGTAAATTTTTGATATTAATCCCAGTGGAAAAAGTCCCGTACGAGGCAACGATAATAGCATTATTCTCTTGCTCAGTGATTTCTCGAACTTTTTCTCTGTCTTCGGTGTCCACTCCACCATGAATAAAAAAGACATGACGATTTTCTATGATATTACTATTATTTATCAATTCATAAAGAGGTTGCCCGTGCTTCTCAACTCTTGCAAATAGTATCAGAGTATTACCTTTGAGATCAAGAGCAAGATTTTTGATAAAATTGTTTCGACGATCATGACCAATTATATATTGAACTTCTTCTTCAAAGTTTTCAAATTTATTCGGTGGGTGTTTCAATAGAAGTACATTGATGTCTAGTTTGGCAAGATGCCCTTTCTTCATGAGCTCATCAGTCTTAATGATCTTGTAGGAAGGTCCGAACAATCCCTCAAGAACCCATTTATGAGTCTCACTTCCATCCAATGTGCCAGTAAATCCAAACCTATATTTTGCACTATCAAGTTTTGTCATTATAGATATTAATGACTTTGATTTAAATTGGTGAGCTTCATCCCCAACTACAACAGAGAATCTCTCAAAATACTTTCTGGGGAGTTTATAGATTGATTGCCAAGTCGTAATGATTACCTGAGAGTCTGTCTCTCGTTCTTTACCTGCATACACTTTGTGGCAAAATGAACCAACGTCCCATCCATAATCTGCAAAATCTTTATACATCTGTTCTACTAACGATGTCGTCGGAACAACTATCAAAGTATTTTGTTGCCTCTCAACGTAATACCTTACAATCGAGTAAATCATCAGAGACTTACCTGATGCAGTTGGAGATATCAATAATTTTCTATTATGTTTTAAAGCGTCGTACACTCCATCAATTTGATAATCTCTGGGATCATATTTAGATACTGCAGTCATATAATCTTTAACACCCTCTTTTGAAATAAAATCATTTACTTCAAAAGGAAGACCATAGTAGTTATTATCTTTGAATTCGTAAGTATAATTATGATCTTTACAAAATTGAATAATTCGATCTAGAAGTCCAACATATATTTTTCCATTCTGAATATTAAAAAGTCTTATCTTTCCGTCCCAAAATTTTTTCTTATAACTTGGTGCAAATTGAGCACCAGGTACTTCAAAAGTGAATTGATCTGATAATTCATAGTAAACATGTATTTCAGATTGTATATGAAGATGAACTTCACTCTTTTTCGAAATAACCAAATGAGACATAACATCTCCATCATTTCAATTATTTATACTAGGTTCTTTGAGTAAAATCGATACCTTCCATATGGTCATATTCATGTTGAAATACTCTTGATGCAAGTCCTTCTAACTTCATTTTGTGAGTTTTTTTGTTCTCATCTTCATACTTTACAATAATTTTGTCTGGTCTTTTGACTTTTAAAAAAAGATCTGGATAGGATAAGCAACCCTCTTCCATTTCAACTTTTTCAGTATATGATTTAACAATACGAGGATTGAAGCATACTATTATTTCATTATGTTCTAAATCTCTTATCATAGCAAATGCTCTTTCCCATATACCAATTTGGTTTGCGGATAGACCAATACCATTGTAATGTATCATATTTTCAACTAATGTATTAGATAAAAATTGACGATCTAATTTATAACTACA